ACCGTATCCTGCTTTCTTAAAGATAGAAAACAACTTACTGCCACCTGTAGGCGCTTTAGTTTCGACATCACTTTCTCTTTGGATGTAACCGTATCCCAATTTTTCTTGCGTTGGTTTGATTTGCTGTTCATTCAATTGCTTAATCTGCTCTCGTATTTTGGAGGCAGGCTCTGTGCTAAGGATTTGAGTTAAGGCAGCTTTGACCTGGTCCGCCGGATCTTTTTCTTCGTTGATACCAAGCTCTGTCAAGCGGTTCTTTAAGTCTGTGGGTAAATTTTTGATATTTAATTTATCCACAAATTCTGCTGCTTTAGATTGTGCGGAAACAAATTCTTTGAAGATGGGGTTACCAAAAGATGCTCTTTCTCCTTCCAGGGCTTTGGCCAAATCCCCCTGGATGTAATCAGCCAGATCTTTGCGATTAAACGTATCGGCAACCGGATCGTAACCTTTGTCCTTGCCTAAAATTTGATAATGCAATCGCGCAAAAGAATTGCGATCATTTAAATCAACACCGTATTCATAGGCAAGTTCCTTCCAAGTCTTGCCGTCTTTTATGGGTTGATCACTGTCGCGTGCCTCCCAGGCTCCTTCAATATTCTGCTTTTGCTCAGTATATAAATTCTTTTTGCCTGTCACATCTGTGCCTGTTATTAATTCAGGATTCCAGTAGAAGTCTGGATCAAATTCTTTGGTTACAGTTCGGTATTTCAAGTCGTTAATAAAAGTCTGTGCTTGTTTATTGGCAAAGTCTTTTAATGCACTAGATGCTAACTGTGTTTGCAGGACGTTCTGTTCTTCTTCTTTAACGTCCATATAACTAACAAATTCAGAAATAGATTTAGATGTGTCAAAGCGAGGACGTAGATAATCGTTGACAAAATCATCTACAAATTGTTTTTCTAATTTGTAAGTGGTCTGCGCATCTTCTGGATCTCTGATCTCCTGCATATTTTGGTATCTGGCCGCAAGCGTCTCGTCAAACCACTTCTGCCAGTTGTATGAAACAGATGCGCCCATTCCAAGGCTTTTATCAAGGCTTGCGGATAAGCTTTTTTGGATGTCAGCTCCTTTGCCAAAACTAAGGTATCCACCTGCGCCAAGATCACCAAGGATCGAATTTTTAATATCTTCTTTGAAGTCGGTTGCGCTCGGCAATCCCATGCCCTTAAGCGTTCCACGAACTTGTTCTTGCTTTAACGCTTTCTCATATTCTTTCAATGTTTGTTTTAATACATCAGCGGATAAAGCACCAAAGGCACGTTCCCCTTGAACATCGATGTAATTTTGCGTGGCAAGCTCAGCCAAAGAACTTGGTCTGGTCTCTGACTTACCAAGTAACGTATTGCGTAAAACCTGTTGCTCAGCATTTGTCGGTCGGCGTAAAGTTTCCTTGTACTCATCAAATGACTTGGGCTTACCAGGGATACCGCTTGGTGCGCCAACAAAGGTGTAATCTGAATGAAGGTATGAATCTAGCGTTGGATATTTTTTGGTGACATCTAGATTGGCTATTTTCTTCCCGCCAAACGTAACTTCTTTTGCTGCTTCTTTCCAGGCTGTTACTTTATCTGGCGCTAGACCAGCATAAAATTTTGCATCAAACGATTCCGGTTTTACTCCCTGCTTGGTTGGATCCCAGGGTTGAATGCCTGCTGCTTTTTCGTAAAAACCTTCGATATCAGAGATTGTCTGATCACCAACGTAGTCTTGATAGCGAATGTTTTTAGATTGAAACGTTTGATCCAACGATTCAAGAAGTCTTCTGTAATTTGTAGTGCCTGTTGTAACCGAATTGAAATTCTGCGCAATCTGATTTGCAACTTCTTGTTCTTCTCCTGTTGCGTCAGAAGAGAGAACAGGTGTTAAGAGACCAGACTGTACATTAAAACGGATCATGATGCTTCTTTATGTTGTTGCAGATCAATCAAATTAAACGCGTCTGGTAACATCCAGCTTTTTATTCTATCTAATCTTTCTTCCGTAAAATAAGCCTGCTGTCGGTACCAGGTTTCCATATCGCTTGATGCTTTGTTGGCGTTGCATTTAGAGCAGGCCGGAACTAAATTGCTTCGATTGGAATGACCCGACTTAAAGCGTGGAACAATGTGGTCAAGACTCGTTGCTTCTCCATCACAGTATCCACACTTATTATCCCAGGCCTGGTATATACTTTCTCTAAAACGTTTCTTTGCAAGTTTTGGTGTTAATTCAACTAGCAGGGCGAGAGGCTCGTGCTGGCTGCAAAACATGCTATTCAATTACCGTTAATTTATTCTAATTTCCCCACACACTTCCAAGGCAAACGAAAAGAGATAAAGAATTCCTTAAAGGTATTGACACCCTCTTGACTCAGGGTAAGGTATATGCGTAATCACTGCCACTTCAATGGCTAAGAACTCAGCCTGGGTTTCGGTCCAGCAAGCGGAAGAGCTTTTGGGCATCGACCGCAAAACCCTCTTTCAGTACCGTGACAACGGCACCCTTAAGCTAGGCCCGCACTTCGCCGCATTTCCTGGCACCATGTCCAGGGATAGCTACAAGTGGAACGTCGCAGCTGTCAGGAAACACCTGCAAAAGCAGGGGATGATGCCCGCTGTTGCTTGAGTTGCCTATAGTGATTTTTACGAAGTTTATGAGCAAGGATTAAATCCGTGATGTTCAACTGAACATTCTGGAAAGCCATTGCTTCATAAAGGTGTAAGCAAAGGGACGGGTGGCAGCTCTGCAGATTGCGGGGCTGCTTTTCTTTTAACGAAAACAATACGGCCCACTGTGGATGGAGTGGGTGCACGAGACGTTTCTTGCCAGGGACAGACACTGATCGTTCTGGTCCCCAATCGAGATCGAGTAAGTCTTCTGGCTGCAGACCATAAGTTGCAACCATGCCATAAAGCCAAGCGATGTCTTTTGTTTTTCTGCTGGATGCTAAGCGGAAATACTCATCCACAATCCGCTGATCCAGGGGCGGCTGGTGGTTCATGGGTTGTAGGAGCTAAGTAACCGCACCATATCGACTGGTGGGGTCTGCTCGCAAGGGGTAAAGGAAACCTTAATAAGTCTCGTGAGACTTAATATAAGTATACCTTAGCTCTTAATAAATACCATAACGTTTTGCACAAACCAGCCCATATGATAACCTGTGCGCATGTCTTCAACCAAACTTTTTTCTACTCCGTAATTTCGTGAGAACCCTTTTTTCTGAAATAGTTTATGCCAATATTCTTTTGTTTGACAATTAATATGCCCAACACCTCCCTGTCCTGGTTGAGCAGCAGACCAAATCAACATGCCGCCATGCATTAAACACCTGTCTATTGCTTTAACAATATCTTTATTGTGCATTGGGTCTATATGTTCTGCCGTCTCAAGACATAACACAAGTTCTGCTTGCGTTGTTGGGTTAAGTTTTAAAAGATCAGCACATATAAGATTTGGCTTATCTTCTACTCTTGGGTCAATGTCATAACCAAAAGCATCTACGCCAATATTATTTAAAGCATTGACGTATGTACCTGGCCCGCACCCAAGATCGTATACAAAATCATATGGAGCAAATTGATCTTTAATCCAATGCGCTAGACGTTTAGCAAAAGGCCCTTCCTCTTCTTCAATCTGATCGTAATTGATAATGTCTGTGGAATCTAGTTGATACCATCCGTTTCGCCAAAGATTGTTGATACTCTTGAAAATTGTGTCGTATTTCTTGCCGCAGGCTTCCAGGCTGTATCTGGATCGTGCAATCTTTGCAACGGTATAACGATTAAGATCTTCAACTTTATCAATGGCGTCAATCCAATCTTGCAGGGTGTGGCAGCGATAACCAGTGACCCCGTCAATAATCGTTTCTGTGAACGCGCCGTAATCAACGGCGATTAACGGTGTGCCACACAACATTGCTTCGACGCCACTACCACCAAAAGGTTCCGTAAAATTTGTTGGCATTAACGCGGCTCTTGCGTTGCGTAAAAACTTAGAGCGTGCTTTGCCTGTAATGGGTCCACGGTATTCAATGTTGGGGTGGCTCCAGGGTGTTGGATCTCCTTGTCCATGGATGACAATAGGCCATGGACTGTATTTGGCAATTTCAAATAATGTGTCCATTCCCTTGGCACTGCAGATGCGACCAAGGAAAGCAAGGTAAGATCCTGGTGTGTAATTTGGATTCCAATCGTCAATGTCAAAGTAATTGGGGACAACCCATTCGTAGTTTTTTCCTTGCCTGTTTTCTTTGCCCTGGTGATAATGCATCCAGGCGTAAGATTCGTAGATCTTAAAACTGTTCGGCATTAAGGTTGGGTATCCAATCCCCGTCTCGACATGGTGATGATTGGGGAATTTTTCTGTGAGAATTTGATGTGCATGACCAAAGGGATGGCAGATGATGTCTTCTTTTTCCAGTCGTTTACCAAGCTCGGTAATCAAGCGTTCTTCAAATAACTGATGGCCGGGGCTGCCAATGCAGGCATCGTCTCCGTGGAAATCTGTTGACTTTCGTTTGCCATAGAACGAATTAAATTCTTGTGTTGTAAGCATGGTCACATGCTCACTTGCCTGGGCCTGACTTCCTTCGTTCGCGTATTCAATGACGTGATAACCTCTGGCCTCCATCATCTTGGGAAACCGCAAAGCTTTCCCAGTGAAGGCGCAGTGAGAGTATGCGTCTGTTGCTTGTGTGTGGAAAATTCCCACAAGGTGAAGACGCATACAAATAACCAAAGCTGTTGCTATGGTACAGGATCTTCGTTTAAGCTGCCAGTATCTTCTGGTTTAGGCGTAATGTAAAAAGAAAGAGTTTTAGGATCCCAGTTTAATACTTCAGTATCAGGATCATAATTAGGTTCTGTATATGGACCAGTAAAACCAGCGTCTGCAATTTCTTCAGCAGTAAATGTAGATGGATCTGTGCGAGTAAAACCGTCGCTTAAACGAATACGAAACGGTAATTCCTGGGGCCAACAGGTGCGGTAGGAGTACAGCATCATGCAAACCTCAATGAGAATTGATACAGGCCCTGCACGGCGTCAGATAGCACAAACATACGCGTGCCATCAGGGGAAACGCGGATGCCCCAAGGAGTTGTTGCAGTGCCGGTAAAACCATACAATGGAATTAACTCAACAGAGCTAGTGCTGGCAGTTGTCAGATCATTGGGAGATGTTAAGGTGATTTGACGCACTTGTCTACCGCCATTGGGAGATGTATTGCTGGAATCTGTTGTTGCATAAATGCGTAAACCATCTGCAAAAACATGAACACCCAATGATCCAGTTAAAGCAAGGCTTTGCGAAAGTGTAGCCGTGCCCAGTTCATAAGCAGTGCTTAATGTGTACTTGCGAATGTTATCCGCGTCGCCCGCAAGAAACAATAACGTACCATCATTATTAATGTGAATGCCACGCGGGGCTGGTTCTGTGCCACTTACATAAATAAAGCCTTTTGCCGTGCTGATGTTCCAAGCTGTGCCAAGCTGGATTTCATATACAACATCGTTTGTAGACCCAACAAGATAAAGTTCTGTGCCGTCATCCTTGAAGGTCACTCCGAGAGGAGCAGTTTCAAATCCAACAGATAATGCTTGTACAAATGAAATTGTTGATACGTTCCAGGCTGTAGATAGTGAAAACTCCCTAACTGTGTCACTACCTTGTCCGATGACATACATCCTGGTGCCATCATCCTTGAACCACAACCCTGCAGGGGTTGTATCACCAATCGTTGCAGATACACGCACAAAAGATGCGGTACTAACATTCCAAGCGGTGCTTAGATCGTATTCGTTTACATCATCGCCAGTAGTACCAGTAACATACATCTTGGTGCCGTCTGGCTTAAAGAATAAAGCGGTAGGAACAGTTTCTTGTTCAAAGACCAAATATCGACCCGTAACTGAACGTGGTTCCCAGGCAGTCGTAAGAGAATACTGGAGAATACGATCTGCGGTGTCTCCAACAATGTACATCTCCGTGCCATCATCCTTGAAGACTATCCCTTGAGGTGTTGCATCGCCTGCAAAATAATATCCAAGGAATGAAATTGTAGACACATCCCATGCTGTACTTAAACTAAAAACTCTTACGGTATCTCCAGTTTGTCCAACCACAAACATCCGGTCGCCCGAAGACGAAAAGAAAATCCCTGCCGGAACTGTATCGCCAATGGCAGCAGAAACTCTCACGAATGATGCAGTTGAAATATCCCATGCTGTAGAAAGCGCATATTGATTAACGTCATCGCCAGTAGTACCAATGACGTACATCTTGGTGCCACTGTCACCAAAGAATAAGCCATTGGGAGCAGTTTCCTGGCCTGCTACGCTAAACGAAACGGTATCATAAGTTGCAGTCGAGACATCCCATGCCGTTGACAAGCTGTATTGAAAGATCGTATCATTAGCATCATTCAAGATGTACATCTTGGTGCCATCATCCTTGAAAAATAAATCTGTAGAGAAAGTTGCTTGAGTGTTGACACTTACACTTTTACTTGCATAGCTAGCTGTTGTGACATCCCAAGCTGTGCTTAATGTGTATTGAAAAACAGTATCAGTTGCTGTTGATCCACCAGCAAGAACATACATCTTGGTGCCGCTGTCACCAAAAGCAACGCCAACGGGAATGGTCGCCTGACTTGATACAAGGAAAGATTTTGCTACATAATCTGCAGTTGCAGTTGAAATATCCCATGCGGTAGACAGTGTATACGAAAGGATGACGACGTTTGTGCCGCCAATTACATACAGCTTTGTTCCGTTATCTCGAAAAAATAAAGCAAACGGAGTTGCGTCTAGCGTAGTTACGCTTAAACTCTTATTGGCATAAGAAGCAGTGCTTACGTCCCAAGCCGTGCTTAATGTGTACTGGTATACGGTATCATTTGTGCCACCCATGATGTACATTTTGGTGCCACTGTCACCAAAGAAGGGTGTGCGTGGTGTGGCATCTTGCGTGCCTGCATAAAACTTTTTAACATCAACCGTTGCTGTTGCTAGGTCGTAAGGCGTAGAAAGCGTGCAAGACCATACAGCATCTCCACCGTACCCCGTGAAAAACAAACGAGTGCCGTCATTGCTAATTGCAATTCCGTTACAGTTAAGGTCGTAGTCACCGACTACCAAACTCTTACTGGAATAAACAATGGTTGAGAGATCCCAAGGCGTTGTGCATTCGTACTGAAAAATGGTGGCAGTAGTTCGCGTACCACGTACAGCAACATAAACGTATCGACCATCGCGGCTAACATCAAAACCTTCTTCAATACCAGAACTACTCAAGGCATTGAAAACACCGTCATAACCAAAGCAACTAATGTATTTTTTGGCGTCTTGCAACTCAGTAACATCATCTGGTTTATACACACCAGATGTGCGCTTACTGTCTGTTCCACCCATCAATCCCAAACGCATTAGCTGATCTCCTCGTATGCAATTATCAATTCCAAATCGTTTGCGGCAGATGCCAACGCACGAATGGAATCACCTTCTTCCAAGTAGAAATACGTTTCTTTTGTGCTCAGCATCTGCGTCGCATCTGCTGGAACGTTAATTGTTTTAGCGATATAAAAATCGGTTGTTCCGTTGTAAATGGAAATGCTGATATCAGCAGAGTTGACACCATCCACATTGGCGCAAAAAATACTGTTAATTTTCAGCACTTTATTACTTGCGGCTGAATTGCTCAACGCAGCGGCAAGCGAAGCAGTTACAGCATATCTTGCTGTCTTACCCGTAATTGTCGTAGGGGATTTAAGATTTGGAGCAGCCATTAGAACATCATAGCGGCGATAACAACGTGAATGTCACTGTTTGCACCAGTTGGTCCCTGGGGTCCAGTGGGGCCAGTGGGTCCGGTCGGCCCAGTGGGGCCAGTAGCACCTGAGGGGCCTGTAACTCCAGTGGGGCCATCAACTCCCGTAGGACCCGTCGTACCTTGGGGGCCTGTAGGACCTGTAGTTCCCTGTGGACCCGTAGGTCCGGTCGCACCTTGAGGACCGGTAGGTCCGGTGGTTCCCTGGGGACCTGTAGGACCCGTCGTACCTTGTGGACCAGTTGGTCCCGTAACTCCGGTAGGGCCATCAACTCCGGTAGGTCCAGTGGTTCCTTGTGGGCCTGTAGGACCCGTGGCACCTTGTGGACCAGTAACTCCCGTAGGACCGGTAGTTCCTTGGGGACCAGTGGGACCTGTGGTTCCCTGAGGACCTGTGACACCAGTAGGTCCATCAGCTCCAGTGGGGCCAGTTGTGCCTTGTGCACCAGTGGGACCTGTGGTTCCCTGAAGACCTGTTGCGCCTTGAGGACCGGTAACTCCAGTGGGGCCAGTTGTGCCTTGGGGTCCAGTAGGACCTGTTGTCCCCTGAGGACCTGTGGGACCCGTAGTTCCTTGTGGACCTGTGGGACCAGTCGTACCTTGTGCGCCAGTGGGACCTGTAGTTCCCTGAGGACCGGTAGGACCAGTCGTGCCTTGAGGACCTGTTGGACCCGTGGTTCCTTGTGGTCCCGTAACACCTGTAACACCTTGTGGACCGGTGGGGCCAGTCACACCTTGAGGACCTGTTGGACCTGTGGTTCCTTGTGGGCCTGTTGCGCCTGTAACACCGGTTGGTCCGCCGGGATCACCCTGGGGGCCTGTTGCCCCAATCATGTTGTAATTCTTTTCTAACCCAAGTGGGTCATAAGAGTGCCAGGTGCCTTCTTGACTGAGAACAACCTCTTCTCTGGCACCTAAGGTTCCGTACCAAATGGTAGAAACAACCGTGCCATTATCATGCTCAACACTTAATGTATTCGAAAGTGTGGCGTGATCATTGCGGATAAATAACGTACGGACGTTTCTTTGTACGTCTGCTGCTGGTGCCGTAATGATTGTGGACGTGCCACTTGTTGTGATCGTGGAATTTTGACGCCCAGGAGTTACAACCCCCGCAGCATTATCAACATATGACGCGTGAACTTCCAGTTGAGTGCTGGCAGACGCAACAACTTTTACTACATCAGTTGTAGAAGTCAGCAGCAGCATTCAACTTTATCCTTCTATATCTACTTATTTTAACTGAAGAATTAAACAGAAGGCCTGCCGCCTGCCGCAGGAACATATTCAATTCCATTCTTATCGTACATGGTAAAGCCATCAATCTTGATGTAGCTCAACGGCACGTTAAATAAACGCTGGAGCATGGGCTGCATCGATTGTGATTGACAGTTATACGGTGGAACATCCATATACATCAATGCTTTTTCTCCTAATTCTTTCGCTGTTTTTTCCTGTTCTTTTTCCGTCTTGTCCACCAACTCTTGCTCCCAAGATGTCATACTTCCGATGCCAACAGGAAAATCGGATGGCTCGGGTGGGAACACATCGTCCTGGAAGCGCATGGCGTAGATGTGTTTGCAGTAACGCAGCTCATCTAATATTGGACTCCAAATGTCGGTAATACTGGTTACCTCATTTTGTACGGCGGAGTAATCGTTGTAAGAAGGCATGCCTTCTGGACTGGATCCGCTCAAGCCAGGGTTTTGTGTTGAACGCAGATATAAAGCACCGAATTCTCTATACACACCCGGATTGTCTCGCGCAGCTTTCAAATCAACAATATTTTCGGTTGTCACTGTTCCAGGTAATGCAAAATCTTGGGACGGCACAATGATTTCAAGGATCCTTTCAACGTCAGCGTCTGTCATGGCTGCGTTATCAACGATACCTAAACTCCGCAAGATCTCATAACGTCCCGGCTTGACGTTTGAGACCGTGGTCCTTGGAAATGCTTTTTTGTTTCCTGCGCCAAGATCACGCATATAACTGTATTCACGCCGCGTAAAATCTTGGCAGGTACAAACATACCTGGCACCCGTGATGAAATATCTTCCGACAGACGGAGGTCTGGTTGCGGGAGTTACCAGGGTTCTATCTGGTGTCGCCTCAACAGACCCCTCTTTTTTCAGTGTTAAAACACCGGTAACTTCGTTGACATCAACCAGGACCGCTTGAACGTAGCCATAACGTTTCTGTGTTGTTGGATCAATGCTATCCCTGGTAATAAAATCAGAATCTTGCGAGATAACGCGATCTTCCAGAACCTCGCCATTTAATGCTTTAAGGCCGCCGATATTTCCGCCGAGATTGATGTAGAGGGGTGGAGGCAACTTATTTGTCTCACTCCATTTCCCCTTTAGTTTTACGTACCAATAATCTGCGTCTTCCGTAACCGATTCAATGGAAGCATCTATTTCTTCAACGGTGGAATCTTCATCAAACCATTGGCCAACATTGATGTAATCGGTAAAGCTTAGATCGGACCAGTTGGAACTACTAAGAATTACGTAAGCTTTTAACTGATCAAACCGTACACTTCCTGCTGTCTTTTTCCCAGACCAGTGCACGTGGAACTCACGACTGGCAGTTGGAAATCCCTGAAAGAATCCTTTGATATCTGGGTATTCAGTTCCAGGGGGGAGTATGCCCTCCGCAAAGGGAACAGTATATTTAAACCGATAGGAATAATTATTGACGTGAGAAGAAGCCGTAGCTAATTCGTAACCTCTCCTCCATCGTGTCCAGGCTGATTCCCTGTTCAAGGCGTACAGAGAACCTTGAATTGATCCCTGTGAAAACTCAGTCGTAAACGGTTTTACAGGCCTTGGATCAAATGTGGCACTGTTACTGAAATTACCAAAAGAGTTGCCACTCTTTCTGGCCATAATTAGAAGAAGCCGCCTTGCGCAGAAATGTGTGCCCCTGGGGTATAGCCAGAGACATTGGGACCGTCTGGGAATACGCCAACGTAAATACGATCACCTCGCTCCAGGTGGATGCCTTTGTTTCGTAGGGGTGCTGTAGAACCCAGGCCATTGGTGTTACCTGCTTGTGCAACAGGTGCGGCCAGTTGTGGCATCAAGTCCGAACAATCGACTGTGCCACTGTTGGCTGGTAGTGTTTTGGCGAACAGAACCTTGTAATCGCCAGAAGCAGGGATAGGCGTTGTGGTGCCACGCGTGTGGTAAAACACGAAAGTGACTGCAGGTTGATAACCGTAAGCAACACCGTTAAACAAGAAGCCGCTCGATGTACCACCGGAGTACACAAGCGAGGTATTGATGCCGGTCAGCGTCGTACCACCCGTGTAAGTGTAGTAGCCGTAACCACTTGCTGCCGCATTGGTTAAGACCCCAGTGGAAGCAACAAACACAACCTGACCACTGATAAGAGATATAACAGTGCCAGAAGTCGACGCATTGACGGTGTAATCTGCGGCACGGTAAAAATCGTTACGTGTGATCGTGATTGAATCAACAACGCCGCCATTATTGTTATCTTCCTGCAAGGTAGCGTCCATATCCACCAGGATCGATGGAGCCTGGCCACCCTGCACAAAAAGTGTATTCGCAGTAGAGCTGCCAACTGTCTGAGTTGTCACTCGGACAGAATCAAACAATGGACGATCAATAAGCAGAGGCTGCTTGTTGGTTGCGGTTGAGGACAATGTTCTACTGCGCTTTTACTGATTCGTTAATTCTAACGTGATTTAACCGTAGAGGTTAATACCAGGCAAGATGTCAAGCGGTAATGACGGCGCTTTGGGTGTTAATAACTGTGCCATTAACTCTTGCTTGATTAGGTCTTGAACAGTTAACTCTTTGGGTTTACCGCCAGACATTGCTGCGATAAATCCTTCAAGGAAACCGGAAGAAGACACTTCATCTCCCTTGCCAGTTTTGGCTTGATCAGGAGAAGGCGGTGTGACATCCTGGCCAAAAACTTTTTGAAGTTCAGAAAGTTTTTTAACAGGTTGTCCGTAATAACTGCGGCCACTTTCAGTGGGGAATGAAGCCCACTCAGGTGCTAAAGCAGCAGATACACGAGGACTTAGGCCTTCCTTTTCCAAGATAGCAAGGCCGCCAAGAGGCATTAACCGATTGCGGATACCACGAGCAGCTGCAAGATCTTGGTTTTGCGGACCAAAATCAGACAGGTTTAGTGCTTTGGCGTGTGCTTGCCATGTTCCTGGGAGGAACTGATAGGCACCAGCGGCGGCACTACCACGAATGACTTTATCTGGGTGACGTTGCAAATTAGGTGCAAGGCCCCCACCAAACATAACGCGATAAGAATCTGGGCCACCACGCTCGGTTCCTTCTGCAAAACGAATCGTCTTTAACGCCTTTTGCAGGAACGGTTTTTGGAGGTAGCTTTCAAGTAATTCGCGTTCTGTCATGAT